CTCAAATACTAGGTTAGATTTTACGTCATAACCAAGTCTATTAGTGCAAACTTGTTTTAAGAATCCACCTATTAACTGACCTTCTTCTTGGAAGTGCTTGTTGCGAAGGTCGTTCATTGTTACGACATAATCCAACTCATCAACTGATAGGGCGTATTCGCTTGTTTTACTAGCTTTTATTTTTGCCATTATTACCTCCATAATAGTTTTTAGATTCTTCGGGATATTGTTCCCTGAACTTTTCATTGGGTTTGCCATTTACCCACGGTTGTAATAAGTCCCGTTGGTGATTTAAGCGTTGCATATCATGATCGTATTGTTTATCTGTTGAGGTACGTTTCTCGGTCTGTGGTTTCTCGCCATCTCTGTAATAAATACCGTCTATAATAACACCCATTACAAACTCTGATTCTTTTTAAGTAATTCTTGGTCGGCTTCCCACTCAATTAACTGTGGTGTTTTAGATTCACTTATACCAACATCACCCGAACTACTGTCCACTACTGGAGCATAACTCCCACGTGTAACAGTAGGCTCGGACGATACTTTTTTAGGGACTTTGACGTTGTGTATCTCTCTCAAATAATACACAACAGCCGAATTAATAACTATTAATAGAAATAGAAGTATCTCAGTCATGTTTTTGTTCTCTCGATTTATAGGTGATAGCTACAGAGGCTGTAATAAGTTTAGATACTACACTTGATGAGTTGCGAACGACTTCCTTTATAACCGAAGCTGGGTCAACAATCCCCGTCTTAATCAGGTCAACTGTCGTATAATCAAAGTTATCAGCCTTTAGGTCATAGCCGAATCCATCTTTACCCTTTAGGACGTTCCATGTCGCTTGCTCGGCATTATAGCCTGCATTATTTACAAGTATCTTAAATGGGGCTTGAAACGCCTCCTTGAAGTTTTTTACGTTAACCTTTAATAAGGTAGCACCACCACCAGGAACTATTCCGTCGGCCATTGCCGCTTGAACAGCACAAATAGCGTCTTGGACTCTAAGTTTAACTTCGCCCTGTTCGATTTCGGTCGCACCGCCAACTCGGATAATTGCAACTTTGCCGGTAAGTTTAGACAGTCGGTCTTGTAAGGCCTCGCGTGTGCCTTGTGATTCGGACTCACGTAGTTGCTTACGTAACTCTACTATACGAGTTTGTGCGTCCTTGTGTGCGCCCTGCGAACCAAATATTGTGGTGGAGTTCTCATTAATAATTACTTTATCAGCCCCGCCTAACATTTCAGTTGTGAATGAACTGGCATTCGCTCCGCCTAGAAATACTTTACCACCCGTTATACAGGCAATATCCTCTAAAAATAGACTTCGCATAGCTCCGAATACAGGAACATCTACGACTGAGACATTGATAACGCCCTTTAGCTTATTAAGAATCAAAGTAGCTAGAGCCTCTTCTTGCACATCACCGATGATGACAAACTCGGCACCTGAACCGCCCGAACGGACTATCTTCTCAATTATAGGAGCAATATCGGCGGCAGTTTTGAGGGACTTCTCGGTGATTAGAATATCTACATCAGTGTGTTTAGACTCAATGTTAGAAGGGTCGTTGATAAGGTTTATATTAGTAAATCCTTTACGGAAGTAAAAGCCATCAACTACCTCTGAGTATATACCTGAACCAGCAAAGTCCTCAACTGTAACTCCGCCATCTAGTCCAACACCACCGATGGCATCAGCTATCATCTGGCCGACGGCTTCATCTCCTGACGAGACGATAGCGACATTCTTGAGCATCTTATCGTCAACAGGTATTTTGATTTCATCTATCTGTTTAATTACTTCCTTGGCGGTCTGTTCAATCATCTTAGCGACCTGCATACGGTTGTAACCAGCCCCGATAAGTTTACGGGCTTCCTTGTATAGATAGCGAGCTAGTATCACAACAGCACTCGTGCCGTCACCAACTTTACGATTGTTCTTCTTGGAAGCCTGAATAATAATACGGGCGGCCATATTTTCAATAGCATCTTCTAAAATAACCTTCTCGACATTAGTAACACCATCTCGTGAAATCATTGGATCGCCGTAAGGGAGTTCTAATATGGCATTACCAGCTGTCGGTCCATAAGCTGCCTTAGCGACGGTAAAAACTGCCTCCACTCCTCGGTTGATTTTAGCGTCTAAGTCCTCATCGCTGGTTATTTGTCTAGCTAACATACCCTCTTATATCCTCCAGTTTAATAAATGCAAATATTTTGTCGTCATCTTTTACTTGTGTGCCGTCTTTGTACTCTTCAAAGAATACCGTCTTACCCTTTAGGTCACCGTCTGATATTACTATTCCACTTGTTTTTGTATCATACTTTTTATCTGGTACGTAAACACCAGCGAACTCTTCGGCGAGTTCGACCAGCACATATCCTGGCATTGGTTCTAGATTTATCATGGACATATTTTACCACAAAGTGTATTATATTTACATAAGGCAACATTAATAGCCCTCCACTGCGGAGGCTTTTTAGTAGGAGAATAAAATGAAACAGCGAGACGAAGAAGAGGACGAAAAAACTGGTAAAAAAGGTGAGATGAATGAGAAAAAAGGTTTTGATAAGAAATCTTTACTTAGCTGGATAGGAAAGAGAAAAGGTTCAAAGGAAGAGAAAAAAGAGAATCCCTTCTGGAAAAAGGTTAAAAAGTAGTAATGACAGAAACAACAACACCATGGAGTATCGAAAGTTATTCACTGCATAATGAAGCTATGCGTAAGGTAGAGGATAGGTTTCAGAACGAACGTGATAGACGTTATACTGAGGTTAATATTGAAAAAGAAAAGGCACTTAAAATTAAAGAGACAGCCGATTTAGCTGCACTTAGTTTAGCTAGAGAAAGTCAGACATATAAAGAACAACAGAATGATGCCCTACGTGATAAGAACCTTAGCGAAAGTGGTGTGTACGCCACCAATGTCAGCGTCTCTCAAGCTATTAGTGGTGTAAATGTCAATATTAATAACTTAGAGGCAAAACTTGATGCCTCATTACAACCTCTTATTAACTTTGTCGCAGGACAAAAAGGTGCTACTAACAGTTCACAAATAACTAAAACTACAGTATTCGCTATTATAGGTGCGGTTGCGGCTATTGTTGCCACTATCTTTTATATATTAGGTGGTTTTACTAGATAAAGGAGTAAATAATGGCTTGGAAAAGATTAAGAGATGCAAATATGGCTACTGGTTATCAAGGTGGCTGGTGCTTAAAGTTCGTACAAGATGCCTTTGGTACAGACCATCCTTATCCTTCAGCTACCTCGGCTTGGAACGCTAATTATGGCAATGGTAATCATCCAGGTGAACTTCCACCAGCAGGTCAGACTGTACCCGTTTATCTATCTCTTGGTAACGTACCAGAAGGACACGTTGCTATTTCATTAGATGACGCTGGTATTGCCTCCTCATCGCTCCCAGGATTTCACAATGCACCTTACTTTTATAAGAACTTAAATGCCTTAATTGCTGACTATGCTGCCTACAATGGTGGTGCGACCTATCTAGGCTGGAGTGAGTTTGTTGGTACTGTACACGTTGTCGAGTGGGATAATCCTAACGCTACCGCCGACCAAGTGCGACAAGACTACTTAGACATCCTAGAACGTGGCGCTGATGCCGACGGTTTACAGCACTATATGAACTATACTAACGATTTTGTTCGTGCTGACCTGCTTAAATCCGACGAATATAAAAACTTGCAAGCCAGTAAGATTGTTAAGCCAGTTCCACCAGTCATAACACCACCAATAGTAGTTGAGCCCGTCGTAGAGCCACCTGTAATCGTTCCTGAACCAATACCTGAACCAGAACCACCTATCGTAGTTCCGCCTGTTGTGAAGCCCCCAGTACAGCCACCAGTTAAATTACAATCAAACTGGTTTAACCAATTCATTAGCAGTATAATAGATTTTATTAAGGGCATTTTTGCCAGAAAGAAATGATATGATCCAGAAATTAGTATTAGCAGTAGTAGTAGCAGTAGTAGTAACACTAGCATGCTTCTTAGTCGGTTCAATCTTAGTAACTTTAAAAGTTGACATAGCCGTTGTCATAGGCGCGTGGCTCCAGGCATGGGGTAGCGTCCTTGGTATACTTGCCGGACTTTGGTTCTATTTTAACGGTTCATTAAGAGGCTAATTATGTGGGATAAAACATTTTGGACAGACGCGGCGGAAAGGTCAATCAAGACCTTCGCACAAACAGCAGTAGCATTAATAGCCGTCGTGGCCCCAGTCGCAGGGATGGATTTATTAGAAGTTAATTGGATACCGGTATTAGCAGTTGCATTTATAGCAGCTGTTATATCGGTCCTAACAAGTATCGCATCATCATTCGTAGGTAAAAAAGACTCAGCATCGTTGGTACAGTGATGGAACAAGACCCATTAACTGAACAAGCTGGTAAATTATTGCTAGAAGAAATAGCCATTTTACCTGAAAAAGACTTTAGACGTGTTAATATGACAGGTGTTATGGGCATTATCGCCGCAGAAATGGTAGTGCGAGAGGCTAGGGCATCGGCTGAGGTTATCAAAGCGCATGAGTATGAAGATTATCTGAATAGTAATACAGATCCAAGAGACTGATGGAACTTGAGACTGCCTACCCGACAAGAAACGGGCTGGCAATCTCTCCATTTGAACTTGAACTACCCGAAATAGAAACAGAAAAACTAACTAACCACCATGGAAGTTATTTTAGGCGTATGTTTGGCAAAACCGCTCTTCATCAGTGTTTTCGAGATTTAGATATAGTTCAATTCCAATTACCAGATAATCAACACCAATGGATACATGATAATTATGGTGCAGTTCGTATGCCAACACCAACTCAGATGTGGTACGCAATCCATACAGCTAGAGAGCGAGACGGCGATAAGGCTATTAGACAAGGTTCAGCTATGAGACCTGTATATAGTGGAATCTCTAAAGATAAGATAGACAAAATCGATAGGATATACCACAAAATAAAATGAGTGAATATATTAATTACCCAGAGATGCCAGTTTATCGGCTGATAGCTAGGTATAATGAATTGAACGATAGCTTAGAGTTACCACACCCAGAAGAGCGTAGACTGTTGATTATAAAAAACTCGCCCAAGTAGGATTTGAGTGTATGTGCAGGGTACATGATGGCGAAATAGACTTAGTGACTGAATCAGAATAATGGTATAATATAATAAATAGCACTAACGGACTTAATTGTCGAAGGTGCTATTTTATTTTAAGTATGAGTCCTTAGATGGCTATCGACTGTAACCCGTAATGGAACTGAATTAGGTCTACCGTATCGAGCCTGTATCCGTTTAAGGGATTCGGCTGATTGGAAGTTTATTTCTTCTATTTTATTTCTTTGAGGTTTTATGCCTGGATTATAAGTCGGGCTTAACTTGCGTCCTACAGCCTTGAAACTACGGTTTATTCTTTGTTCTATTTGTTCTTCTTCTGTCATAATTTTATTATAAACCATTATTCCGCCTTTCCCTTGCTATTAAGAGATTAGAGATTAATGAACCTTTTACAACTGACAACTGAGACATTTCACTTCCCTAACTACTTTGTGTTGTCTACCTACTTGTTTGTAAGCACCGCATAGGCTAGGTTGACGTTTAGGCGTATTAATCAGAGCCTAGACTTAGCGCTACTTGCAAGTTAATCCACCAGTTTTATTCAGACTGGAAACTTTAGATGTAAAAGTATTTGCATAAGTTAACCAAGTCTGATATAATGTCATCAGTCGAGAACGATAATTCAAAGAGATTTGCATAAGCGAGTCTCTTTTCTTTTATCCCTATACTACTGATTAGGGTTTTCGAGAACGATAATCAGGTAGTCATCATTATAATACTTACACTTGTTTTATTCAACCACAAAACTAAAACTCCCCTAGTAGTGCAACTGAGGAGTTTAGTTGTTTGTTTCCTATCTAATTGGGAGGGATAGGGTTTTCCTGGGTTAACAGGTATATAAGGTGCATTACTCTCGTGTCCACCGCCAGGCGAGCGTAGCGTAATGCTTATAATATACACGAGCGGGATTAAAAATACAATAAAATAGCCTAGCGCCACAATTTGGAGATTGATCTGTTGAGCGGGTGAACCCGATCTAAAGAAAAACGCTAGACTATTTCTGGTTATTATTATAGCAAAAAAAGTCTATAAAGTCTATTGACATTACGGCTGTGCTTTGCTATTATTAGTAGGTAAGAAACAATAAGGAGATTGAAATGTCACGATTGGTAAAATCTAGAAAAGCATTGCAACGCCAGACTTTAACTATGGGAAAATTAGTCAACGGTGTTACTACGCAATTGCAGAAATCAGCTAAAGGCAACGCTCAAGAGAAGTTGCGCCAGGCATTTGTTAAACGACAATCAACTGTAAATCTTGGAGGGATATACAAATGAGCAACGAGTTATCAAGAATTATCAATAGCAAAGAACTTGCGACATTTGTAAAAATGGACGAGTTTACCTCATTTGTGAACCAAGACCCACCAGCACAATACGTCAAAGACCACCCACTAGCAAAGGGCGTACGTTATATTCCTATAGATAAGATTGAATTGATGCTCGATAAGATATTCCAGCAATGGTACGTCGAAGTTTTAGACAGCGGTCAGTTATTAAATGCTGTAACTGTAACGATTAGATTATTTTATCGACACCCCGTCAGTAAAGAATGGTTACACCAAGATGGTTTAGGCGCAGTCGCTATCCAAGTAGAAAAAGGTGAAAACGCCAGCAATCTAGCGTCAGTTAAAAGTAACGCGATAATGTTAGGTTTACCGAGTGCTAAATCATACGCCATTAAAGACGCTACCGATCATATAGGTAAAGTATTCGGACGAGACTTAAACCGCAAAGATACTATGGCATTCACAGCAAGTTATGGTACGCAGGATGTAAAAGAAAAGATTGAGACTCAAAAAGCAATCTTACGAGATAGATTAGCAAAGGCACGTAAAGCAAAGGAAATGAAAAAGCATGAAAATAATTAAAGTATCACAATCAGACGATAGGGCCAACTGGTTAGAACTTCGTCGTGGCGTTGTAACCGCTACTAAAGCCAAAAACGTCCAACCGCCGAAACGAGGTACTGGCATACCACAAGGTATATACGAACTATTAGCTGAAAAAGTAGCCATAGCCAAAGATGGCGAACCTGAGAAAGACCGAGGGTTAAGACTTGAAAATGAGGGGCTAGAATTAACGGCCAAGAAATACAAGATTAAATTAAACCTAGACCCTGGAATGTGGTTATCAGATGACGGTAAACTTGGCGTATCACCCGATGCCTCCGAGGATAGTAAAAATCCAAAGTTCGCCGCCGAAAATAAAAGCCTAGATAGCAAAAATCACTTACAGGCGATTATAAACGACTGGACGGCTAAGAAACTACCAAACTATAACCCATTAGACAGTCTGAAAATCGCAACAGCCGATTATGCCGCACAAGCAATACAATACTTCGTTATTAACCCTGACTTACAAATACTATACTTCGGACTGTACGATGATAGAATTGCCCTAGAAAACGTCATGCACTACGTCATAGAGATTGAACGCAAAGACGTTGCAGAGTATGTAGACGGCCAAGAACTGTACGAACGAGACGCATTAGCAAAAGTAGATAATATGATTAAAATCTTGAAGGAGATAAAGTAATGAACAGTGAATTACAGGTAATCTTAACTGAACAGAACGTGGCGAAAGAAAATGCAGATGCGCTAATTAAAGCGTTTGGCGCACCATTCACCGAGGCTGGCAAAATACTATCAACATATAAAAAGATTGTTGTTACCGATGAAAGCCAGACAGACTTGATGGCCGAAGCTAGAGAAAAGCGCTTGACATTAAAAAGTATTAGGACTGGCGTAGAAAATAAACGCAAAGAACTAAAAGAAGATGCGCTTAGAACTGGCAAGGCTATAGATGGTGTCGCACGATACATCAAAGACAATATCGAACCAGCCGAGGCGTATCTTGAACTACAAGAAAAGTTTGCAGAAATCAAAAAGGCCGAACTCGCCGCTAAAGTCAAACAAGAACGCACCGAAAAGCTACTTAAATACACGGACGATATATCAATGTACAATATTGACGGTATCGAGGACTCAACATTTGACTTCTTATTGTCAAAGGTCAAAAAAGAATACGATGATAATATCGCTGCTGAAAAAGCCGAAGCCGAGAGATTGGCAAAAGAAGAGGCTGATCGTGTAGCCGAACAGGAAAAAGTAGTCGCAGAGAACGCACGGCTACGCAAGGAGGCCGAAGAAAAGGAAGTGGCACTTGCCATCGAGCGTAAAAAAGAGGCCGATAAACAGGCTAAGATAGACGCTGAACATCAGAAGGAGCTTTTAGCCGAAAGAGCTAAAGCTGATGCCGAACGTGCTAAACGTGATGCTATTGAGGTTGAGCAGCGCAAAAAAGAAGAGGCTATTGCTAAAAAACAAGCCGATGATGACGAGGCTGAACGCAAGGCTCTACTATCGCCCGACAAAGATAAACTACTAAGTTTCAGTAAAGCTATTGAGATGATACGACTAGAAAAACTTCCAGCAGTTAAAACCAAGCAAGCCCAAGACGTTGTAAACTTAATAGATGAAATGCTAGTTAAGATGAAAGATATAATAGAAAAGAAGGCGAACGAATTATAATGAGTGAAACAAAATTGTATGGCGATCTAAGGGTCAAGATAGGGACTTATGAAAAAGAAGGAAAAATTAAAAACCGCTATACCAATATCGGCGTATTGTTTGCATCGGAACATTTTAACAATATGTATATGGTGATTGACAGTTTACCGATTAGTAAAGAATGGGACGGCGTAGTCTATGTTAATCCTAGAGAAAAAGAAGATGCCTGACCCTGAAATATCAATAACTGTAAACGAGATTATAGAATGGATACACAGTTGGCATGAAAATACTTAACCTATACGCTGGCATTGGTGGAAACCGTAAGTTGTGGGGTGATGAACACGAGATTACTGCTGTTGAGTATGACGAGAATATTGCGGCGGTTTATAAAGAAAACTTTCCTAACGATACAATGGTTATCGCAGATGCCCACCAGTATTTAATTGATCACTTTAAGGAGTTTGATTTCATCTGGTCTAGCCCACCTTGTCCGACCCACTCACGCACTAATACATTCTTACATGCTCAAGGTATTATCAGATACCCCGATATGTCATTATGGCAAGAGATAGTATTTCTTAAAAAGTGGTTCAAAGGTAAGTATGTAGTCGAGAATGTGATTAGTTACTACCCTCCACTATATCCGCCAAGATTACTAGATAGACATTACTTCTGGGCTAATTTTGAAATATCCGATTACAAAATAAGTGCAGATAAACCTAATAATATCTGCAATGCCCGGAAGTCAACTCGCAGACCATCAAAAGACGATATGGAAGCGTTAGAAGATTACCACGGTTTCAAGATAGATAAAAAGAATAAAAACAGACGAATAATGCTTAGGAATTGTGTCTACCCTGGACTTGGTCTACACATATTAAATGAAAGTCAAATTAAACAAGGAGTATTGTTATGACCTCTAACTATGAAGCTGGCATTAAAGAAAGGGTGACTGAGATATTAGCATTATTATCACACTATAGTGACTTCGGATGTGATAATTATGAAGATGTTAAACAGGCAAAGCAATCTATCCTGTTTTTATTAGATGAGGAAATTAGGAAAGCAACGGTCAATGGTCAATTAGATGAAATTGAATATCTACTAAGTCTACCAAACCTCAACGAATATATAGTAAAAAAATATTGCTTAGATATGCAGGAAGCACTAAAACTACAATCAAAGAGTATAAATGAAAACAACTGAAATAAAGAAACTAGATAAACTGTGGCGTGAAGCGATCCATAAGAGAGACCAGTTCTGCCAGATATGCGGCAATAACTCTATGATAAACGCCCATCATGTTATAGGTAGACGTAATCGCAGCGTTAGATGGGTACTCGATAATGGTATCGGACTTTGCCCTGGATGTCATACGTTTAAAACTGTCTCGGCTCATCAAGACCCGTTATGGTTCAGTGAATGGTTTAGATCAGAATATCCCGAACGCTACGACTATATTATGTCTCTTAGATTAACGGTTAATAAGCAAGATTTTGACTATTGGCTAGACGAGTTATCCACAGGCAAGTAAAAACCGTAGCCGTAATGCTTGACAAACCACAGCCGTAATGCTAAGATGAATACAGTCAAACCACAAATGGAGATTGACAAGCGAAACGGATAAAATAGCCCCAGGGTAAACGACTAACACAATAAGCCCAACTCGCTCAGAACATTAACAATTCAATCATAGACTACAGGCGGTGATTAGCGAGACTGGAGCATAAAATGCTTATCACAGTAAAGCTAACACAAGACCAAGTGAATGAAGTTCATAAAATGTTGTGCGAAAAAAAAGAAGGGCTAGAGTATACAGTTAGAAAATATACTGAATGCCCATCTCCTGAAAGCGCAATGACTAGTAACAACTATGGTTCGTGGAATGAGTTCGAGTATAGTAGACTACCACAAACTAAACAACGTCTAGCATTCATTAAAAGACTACAAACCACACTGGCACAAGCCAAGAGTTAGTAAATACGTAACTACTAAATAATAACCGCTTAACGCCGCTTGTAACCTATGATTGAATTAAAATAAAAAGGAAAAACAAACAATGAGTATTCTAGCAATCAAACGCTACGATCAACCAAACAAAGTAAAGTTCATAACTATCAAATAGGAGAACTACATGTACAGATACAAACTTTTATTAAAAAACAATTGGCTACTTATAACACTAACTGTTATTGCAATAATAACCTTAGTAGTATGGTACGACAATTTTATATGGATATTAAATCAAACAAAAGGACTAAAATAAAATTATGAGTAAATCAACTAAAGAAGCAAAAGCACCACGAACAATCAAAGTTAAAACTGTGCTTATCGCAATAGCAGTGACCGTAGCACTATTCGCATCATTCGTAGCTGGTTGGACATTACGTTCAGCCGATCAAGCACGAGTTACAGCCGAAGCTAGTGTACTTGTTAGCACGTTAAAATCACAGAAATAACGCCAGCCGTCGTTATTAGCTCGCCACAGGCAAAAGAGACTCAAGTGGCAACAATTACCGAGTCAGCACCTGAACAAGAACCTGAAGCAACTACGCAAGCCGTAGAGCTATCAGAAGCCGAAGCAAAGGCATATATATACGAGCATGAAAGCAACGGGAAACTCGATTCAGTAAACCCCTCATCAGGGAGTTGTGGAATCGGGCAAAGTCTCCCATGTAGTAAATTAGAAAGCGTATGTCCTGACTGGCGAACGAACTACGAATGTTCAGACCAGTTTTTCACATCCTACGTAACAGCGAGGTATGGCGGATGGATCGGGGCGTATGACTGGTGGGTTAATCAAGGACATAATTGGTATTAAGGAGATAATATGTACAGTATCAAGAGAAGTGTTAATAATATAAATAGCTTTGTAACTTTATTCCATGTGTTTGGTGATCCATTAATAGTGATGTGGTGCATAAACGCCGTCGGGCATAATTTAAGTATTCCTATTTTAGCGACATTATCATATTGGAATATATGGCTACTAAACTTTGCAATTCAAGCATTATGGCCCATTGAATCAATCCCAGAAATGGATATTAAGAAGGTAATAATTAAATGATAAAAGATAATCAACTTATATATGGTTTATTCGGTGAAATTATTGGGTTTAAAGATAATCAAATAACAGGTAAAAAAGAATTGCTTGCTAATTCAATGGCAATGATTATACGTCGTAAACACCTAAGTAGGCATATACCCATAAAACAACTTGAACGCATACAGAATATATTTATGCCAGATGATACTGGAGGTAGGATTGCACTTAAAATTGGAGATGAATATCAATATTTCACAGATAACCCAAACATCGAATGGGTTGATAATAATGGTATCAACACACCATATTTGGTGAAAACAATAAGTCATATAAGCATGGGATTGGAGAAATAGTCATGAATCTAAAACAACAATTCAAAACAGCTGACAAAGCCATTAAAGATTTGGGGTTAACTCACCCATTCAAATTAGAAGATATTAAAATTAGTCCAGAGTTGAAAAAAGAATTGATCGAACACAAAGCCGTGATGGTTATAACGCCCAAAATAGACGAGAGTTTCAACACTAAAGACTTGTTTAATAGGTTAGTAACATTATGGGACGAGGATAATAGTTATTTTTACGAAAAATGGTCGGAATATTTTAAAGATGACTATCAGGAACCTAAAATTAGTTTTGTCTATATGGACGGTAAACGAGGACTTTACGGAAAAGGTAAAGGTTTAGAAGATAATAAAACCGAACTCGCTAAAATGACAGATTGTCGTTCACTCAACCCGATTGAATATATGTTATTACAAGTCATCTATAAAGATGAACCCTTAGACACTGGTTGGAGCTGGACTCGGTTTATTGATGCGGGCTTGCGTGGCTTCATCCGTGGTGGCGGTTGGAACGATGGCGGGTACGCCGGAGTCTTGGCGCTGTATTTGCGCCACTCGCCTGGCACCGCGAGCACGTACATCGGTTTCCGTGTCTCTCGGGATATTTTAACTCTTACCTCTTCAAATCTTGAGATTTTAGAAATTGAGTACATACCTGAAACTATCAAGGTAAATGGACGTGTTTACAGATTGGAGGAGCAGTTATGACTATTAACGAACCAGACGGAGTAATCACAGGTTGGGAACGACAGAAAGGAGGCAAGTTATGAATACAGACGATAAGAAAGGAAGGAATATGAAATGAACGACGACAAATTACAAAGTTACATAAGTTCATTAGTGCAGAAAGAGAGAGCAGAACATTTATTAGATTCACCGCAACTTACTATTGGAGAATTGTTAGATTTATTGAAAGATATTCCTACAAAAGACGGTGATGATGCAGTTAAAATATCGTTTGACTTCGGGTCTGCGTATCCAACTGGTTTGAGTTCTTGGCGTGGTTCTTACTGTGAGTTGGCAATTAACTATGGTTTAGGCGGATATGATAATGACAATGCTGACCAGTTTGCACACAGAAACTTGAAAGATTTTGTAGAGGAATTACAAGGTGCTGTTGGTAAAACATATACTGGTTGGAAAGGTGGCGACTTCGTAATGGGTCTGTACACTCCACTATGGGTTGATAACGATGGTAATAGTAATAATACAGGTGTAGTCGGAATAAAAAACGATGGTTGGCGAGTAATAATTTTAACTCAGTATTGCGAGTACTAGTAATGTCTAACCAAGGTAATATCAGTAATAAAATAGATGGCAATCAACGTATTAAAAAGATGCTCGACGAAAACCCTGAATTAAGACCTGCTGTTGCCGAAGCAAAGCGACTTGGCGACATCAGTAATAAAATAGATGACCTAATGACTGACTTACTATGGCAGTGTTCAGAATGTATTGATGAGAAAGAGATGACTTTAATTAAAAGTCTACCGAATTATAAGGATGTATTACAATCTTTTCTATCTCTATTAGAAGAAAGCAATCAGGAAGCAAGGTTAGACGAGTTGGCGAAAACTAACGAATATATTGACAACACTTATATGTTTATCACCAACGACCTACCAGCATTATTAGAACAAGACCGAGTATTTGAAATCAGAAAACAGCACAAAGACGAAATACACAAGAACATATCAGACCGTATCAAAGAATTAACAGAAGCATCTAAGGAGACAGTATGACATTCAAAGATTTAGTGAAACTTTTAGATACTGGTGCGACAGACAATAATACTGTGTATATCGTTAGAGCTGACGGTAAGGTAGAAGCATCTAAAAAGGAGAAGAAATGAAACTTAAATACCTATTCAACCGCCATAAATACCAATACGATAAAGAATTAGCTGCCATATATTATAAACTTGAGACCATATTAGATGAAATAGTTTTGCTTAGGGATGATTTAGAAAAGGAGAAGGAATAATGTTCCCATCATATTCAGATGATCAAGCAAGTGAGATAGAACCGGAGGATAAATAAATGACATCAACTGTTACAAAAACGTCAATAGTTACAATGAACGATTGGACTAAGCTATGTATGAACGTACTTATTCCATGTAATGAAATAATTATAGGTAAAATAGGCGATTGTTTTTATTTAACAGCAATCAAGGAGAAGGATCACAGTTGACGTAAGCGTAGCCGTAATGTATAATGTACTTAACAACATAAACGGAGATTGATCATGAGCAGCACAGTAAACTTATACGCAAAACACGTAAAGATGCAGCAACTTAAAGATGGTAGTTTTGATATTACATTAGAAGGTGTGGACGCTGGGGACTTTACAAGCGAGTTCAATATAAATGAGGTTCTTGATCAATACGATTTCGGGGACATCGAGAAGTATTACCTTATCCGCAAGGGTGAAGACGAGGAGGACTGGAGTGAGTAAAGAATCACAAGCCTCGTGGCTACTAAAAGAGTTCAAACGTCGTGGTGAGATTTATAACTACGAACTAGCTACTGAGATGCACTTACTTCAATATGTAGGCCGAATCTATGACATCCGGCACAAGTTCGGCGAGACAATCGAATGTCTCCCAGACCCTCAGAACAGACCAGGCGTACACCTTTACCGGTACGTGCCAAAAGAGCCAGAACAGACTACCTTGATAGACCCACTAGATTTTATCTTCGGCGATGTTCAACAACAATTAGACAAATTAACGATTAAAGGAGAATAAAATGTCAGGCACAAAAATCGGTGGACAGCGAGCGAGGGATAAGAACTTAGCAAAAGACCCAGACTTCTATAAGAAGATTGGACAGCGTGGAGGTCAACTTTCTCGGACTGGTGGATTCTACGCTAATAGGGAATTAGCTTCTACAGCTGGGCGAATTGGAGGACTTAAGTCTCGTAGGAAAGCTAAAAATAATAAAGTAGTATAATTAGATGATAATAAACACTCAAACACATTCAATTTAACAAAGGATAAATATTCGTATCAATGTAAAGCACATAAACACCAGACTCAAGCAAATAACAGTAACTAACGAATCAGAATGGAAGGAATATATAGATTATGATTGATAAAATGTACAGCGATTGGATAGATTACAAAGAATCAATAGTCCACATTAATGAACATCAGCCTTGGAAGAAATGGATCAGAGCATAATGTGGATATTTATTGGTGTTGCAGTATTTGCTTGCTTATGGGTACTAATAAACTCTAAAAAATGATACAATATACATATACTTTATAAACAGAGGTAAATTAATGAGCAAGTTTACCGACTTCAATAACAAACTAGGCATGAAAATAACTAAGATGGTTGGCTCCATGGGTGCTGCTTACTTGTTCGCCGTCATAGCCCTTATATCGCTCCCAGCGGCCATAACGTCCGGAAACGTGATTGTTATAGTCTCATGGGTGGCACAGACATTCTTACAGCTCGTATTATTGAGTATTATTATGGTGGGCCAAGGTGTACAAAGCCAAGCCTCGGACGCAAGGACAGAGAAGATGCTTCAACATATCAGCCGTGATAATGACAGAATTATAAAAGAGTTGAATGATTTATTATGCAAAAAGTAGCTAATGGCAGACCTAGCGAATATACGGACGATATATTTTATAATATTTTAGGCGAGGTATCAGATGGCAAGTCGTTGAAGAGTATATGTAGTAGAGACGATATGCCGGACAAAGCGACATTTTATAGATGGTTAGATAAAGACCAAAGGTTATGCGACAAATACGCGCGCGCGAAAGAGGATTCATCAGATGCGCTTGCCGATGATATACAGGACATAAGTGATAAAGTCCTTGTTGGCACATACGAAGCTAATAACGCCAGGGTTGCCATTGACGCTAAGAAATGGATCGCCAGTAAACTGAAACCTAAGAAATATGGTGATAAGATGGATATCACATCGGATGGTAAAGTCCTGCCAACTCCAATATTAGGTGGATTGAGCCGTAATGAACTCAACGATGATATAAAGGACTAACCTAAGTGCCAGAAAAAACGGCTTTATATAAAACATACTTAACAGATTGTGTAGGTGTTAAATCTAACATCATGAATGATATAAAATGAAATATATACCAACCACGGCCACACACAAACTCATGACACTGAAACGTCGTATCAAAGGTATAGCTGGCGGCACAAGTGCCGGTAAAACTATTTCAATTATTCAAATACTTATCGATAAGGCAGGATCAGATACTAGGCCAACTCTCACCTCAATTACATCCGAATCAATGCCTCACTTGAAGCGCGGTTGTGTACGTGATTTCCTAGATATTATGGAGGATGCCCATTATTTCAATGAAGATAATTGGAATAAGACGGACTTTACATACACATTTGAGACAGGTAGTAAGATAGAGTTCTTCTCACTTGATATGCCTCATAAGGTGCGTGGACCGAGGCGTGATCGTCTATTTATTAATGAGGCAAATAACATATCTAAAGAAACATTTGAACAATTAGAAGTCCGTACCTTACAAGAAATATGGTTAGATTGGAATCCAACTCAAGAGTTCTGGTTTTACACTGATTTGATGCAACGATCTGATGTAGACTTTATGATTTTAACCTACATCGATAATGAAGGGCTAGACCAACGTATTGTCGCATCCATTGAAAAGCGTAGGGACAATAAAACGTGGTGGACTGTCTATGGTCTCGGTCAGTTAGGTGAGGTTGAGGGTAAGATATATATAGGTTGGCAGATAATAGACATGCTACCGCACGAAGCTAAACTTGTTAGTCGAGGACAGGACTTCGGATACTCTAACGACCCAACCACCATTATTGATATATATAAATACAACGGTGGGTTCATATTTGATGAACGCTTATACCAAAAGGCTATGACCAATAAGGATATAGCTGACTTCATAGCAAACCTAGAAAGTCCACAAACAACTATTTACGCTGATAGGGAGCTAAAGAGTATCGATGAAATATACTCATATGGGGTTAATATACGTCCGGCACAGAAAGGCCCAGGTTCAGTTAATCAGGGCATATCATTTATACAAGACCAAAGGGTTAGTGTCACGAAACGCAGCATTAATCTTATAAAGGAATATCGCAATTACATGTGGCAGACTGATAAGAACGGCAAGATACTAAACGATCCAATCGACCTTAATAATCACGCAATGGATGCCATACGATACGGCACTGAGACCTATTCTATATATTCTCGTAGTGAGGCATCTATAGTCACGAGTACACCAGACTACCATAATACCAACCCATTTGTAGTAGAAGATGGCGAAAACAAGGCATCTTATGATATAACTAAAGCTATAAAGAGCGCTGAAAGGTATGATGAGTAATGTTTGTAACAATGTACGTTTATACGAATGAATTACCAGGCATTGAACTGACGCTGTTTCGTTGTTTGTACTGTGGTCGTGGACTGTTTAAGGCATCAGCTGACCACGTCATAATAGCTAATACATTCGGCATGAGCCACACATCTTATGAACCAGGTAGTAATTACATAGAACATCAATGCCATTCATGTAAGACACTCTATAAAATCCTTTTTAAATAGATATGAAAATGATGTATAATATAATCAACAGGCATTCAACCAAGCCCCACGAGGGCTTTTAATTATAGGAGCGCACAATGGTATTTGACCTCACTCAATCCAACCCGATACTAGACGATACAAAAGTAGACAACATTATTAATCAAACGGGGGCTGTTGATACACTTTCACCTCTTGATATAGATATACCCGACCTAGAAATTATTAGGAACTTAGACAATAGGATTAAAGACTCGCAGGGCTATTGGAACTCAGCCAAAGGTTTTGACTTATCACAGCGTCGGAACAGGAATGTCAAATACCACCTCGGCCACCAGATAAATACAAATAACCTTTATAGGTTTCAAACCCCATACATAGAGAACGAACTGTTTATTGGCGTTGAGAGCATGGTAGCTTATCTAACAGCTCAGCAATCACAACCTGAAGCCTATCCAGCTCAGGACACAGACCGCTCTAAACTATTCGCTACTGACCTAGAGAAAGCCCTATCGTGCCACTCAGAGAAGTTTAACCTAATGAGCCTAGTTGAACAGGCTGTCCGCAATTTACTACTTAAACATATTGGTATTATAAAGTTTCGCTTTGACCCCGACTATGGCAAGAATGGTGAGATTATACCCGAATCAGTTAAACCCGACCACATTATATTAGACAAGAACTGCAAACTAGGTGAAGACCCCGACTTTGTCTGTCACCTACTTAAGATGAACGTCGAAGAGTGTGTTGGTAGGTGGCCTAAGAAAAAGGAAGAGATACTTAACTGTCTAGGTATTAAGCGTGAAGGTTCACGTAATATGACACAAGAAATTGTCGTCAATGAAGTATGGGTATCTCATTACGATAAGAAGTACAAAAAGCAACAAGGCGTTGTCTGGTACTTCCAAGACGTGGTCCTTGAGAAGAATAAGAACCCTAACTGGATATATTCCAACGATAATCAGAACTTCCTTGATGCTCCACTTAAACCGTTTATATTTTTCAACCATATTAATGACGGCTCACACTTAATAGATAGTACAACAGTCTTTGAGCAAGCTATCAATATGCAGGATATTCTAAACAAGCGTGGCCGACAGATAATGGAGAATGCCGACCGAGCCAATGGTACTCTAGTCATTTCAACTGATTCGGGACTTACGAAGGATGACTGCCAAAATCTAACTGGTGATCCTAATCAGAAGTTACTTATTAAAACAGCAGGTCAACGTACATCGGATATGGTATATCAAGTTCCACCACACTCACTGCCACAGTATGTTGTAGATGATAAGATGGACGCTCGTGTTACTATTCACGCCCTACTCGGAACTCCAAGCGACTTCACAGGCGCAGACAACGATGGCAAGGACGAAGAGACGCTCGGACAGTCAATGCTTAAGAAGAACCAAGCCTCTGGCCGACAGGATGCTATTGTACGCTCAATAGACCGGTCAATGGGATATTACTTCCGCTTCCTAACCCACATGATGGCTGTCTGGTATGACGAGAAACACTTCTTTACATATAATGGTGGTGATGGACAGTTCGACCATATTACTATAAGCCGAGACTTATTTGAAGATGGTGTGGCTGTTGATGTTAAATCAGGCACTACTCTTCCGTTCGATAAAGGCAGGCAAGAAGCTATTTCACTGCAACTCGCTAAAATGGGTGTTATATCACCACTCGACCTATATAAAGACTTACACATGGATAAAGTCCAGCAACGCTATGATAACTGGTATAAGTATAAGACAGTCCCAGAAGAACTGGCTCGCGATGTGATGGATGATATTGATGAGTCCGATGCCTACGTTGCCTACATTGAAATCATGGCAGGTAAACCAGCCCCAGAAGTCAAGAACCCAACAAGGGAGTTTATACTATCGCTTCGCAAGTTAATGATTAATGACAACTTCATCAAGGCTAAGAGTAGTCTACAAAGCGCGTTCATTAAGTACGTTAATAAGAATATTGACTCATTTGAGATGCGCGATAGCCTAGAACAGATGTCTCAAGGCGACCCAGAAACTATGCGACCACAAAACCCTATCCAACCACCTATGCAGACGCAACCCCAATTCGGACCACAAGACCAAGGTATGATGCCAGGAGCTATGCCACCAGCACCTACAATGTCACAGGGTCAACCTATGATGCCACCATCACAAATGCCGATGGGAGCGCCCGAGACGGGAATGCCAGTACCTAACCCAGCAGCCCCACAAACCGCACCGATGGGTAATCCAATGAGTTTACCTTTAGTCTAATAAGTGTATAATAGAACCATATAAATAAGGAGTAGCCCATATGAGCGCAACAGACGATGTTGTAAACAAGGCACTGGAAGGTTTAGATGATAACCTACAGCCTATTAAAGATACCGAAGAGGCAGATAAAACTGCTGATGATCAGGATGACAAATCTAGTGAAGATAAAACACAAGACGACAGCACTGATGATAAAAGCGAAGACGAATCTGAAGATAAAGACGAGGGATATGTTATCGACGATGATGTCGAGGAAGCTCCAGCTGAAGTTAAGCCAGCCGAAGCACCCAAGACTAACCTAAACGCCGAGCAACAGTATATATATGATGGGTTGCCAACTCTATCTGTTACAGGTAAAGATGGTAAAAGCTATAACATTAAAGTCCCTGGTGAGTTACCTAAAGACTTTGAGTTTGCTTCTGATGTAGAGAGGATGAGTTTTACTGCGGGTATCGCACACCAGGAGAACGAGGCTGGTAAATTACAAAATACTTATCAGATGGAACAGAACGTCAAGTCAACCAAAGAGTTTGAGTCTAAAGAGAATCAGTCTATCGTTGACGACATAGCTGAGTTACAACGCAACGGTGACCTACCAAAGTTCAAACTACAACCAACCGACAAGAACTTCGACAGCGACCCAGCCGCCAAGCAAGTTGATGATGTAATCGCTTTTATGAACAAGCGAAATGAAAAGTATCTAAAAGACTCAAACGATGGTAAGTCATTCAGACACATCGGGTTTGAGGATGCCTTTTACTTATATAAACAACAGAACCCCGAAAAGACACGCTCAGCCGAACAACAAGCCGAGGATAAGCAACGCAAAGAGGTTGGACGCAGTGTTGGCTCTCGTGGAGCTAATAGTGATGATAATAAGACACCAATTGCACGTTCAGGCACAACTACACGCGACCTGTTTGCAATGATAGATAACTTATAGGAGGTTATATGATTAATTGGTTACTAGCTATATTGGTTGAAAAGGGTGTAATGAAAATGGACGAGGCTAAAGAACTGGCCCGACTACTATCAACAACCACCTACTCAAACGAGTTCAAAGATGCCCACAAAGACATCAAAACTTTGTTGGATGGAATCGAAAACAAATAGTATTGCATAACAAATAATTGTTGTTATAATAGTTAATGTTAGGCAAAGATTAAAGCCCTCCCAAGGGGCTTTTTTATATGCCAATAATAAAGTAATAAGGAGTAAATAAAATGGCAGGACAGGTCTTTACAGACAGAGTAGTCGATATAACCTACCAAAATATATTGCCAAGTATTGTTGATCAAATCAACAACTCTAATATATTCATGGCTAAGGTACTATCGAAACCAGAAAAATGGTCGGGTATCACAGAGAATCAACCAATCAGCATTGCTAACAGCAATACAGGTGGATCATTCGCTGGACTAGATACATTCTCAACATCGGCAACTAATAACACACGATTACTTACATGGTATGTCGCAGGTTACGAACAAAGTGTTGTTATCCCTGGTATTGAAAAAGCTATTAACGGTAATAGTGAAAAGCAGGTTCTTAAGCTGCTTACAACTCGCCTAGACGAAGCTAAGATTTCAGCATCTCAAAATGTTGGTCTTTTGTTCTACGGATTCGGCGCAGGTAAAGACTTTGATGGTCTTGGTAATATTGTTGACGATGGTACGAGTACAGCTACTTACGGTGGTCTTACACGTGCAACCAGTGCTTTCATTAATGGTGATGTAACAGCAGTTACTAACGGAGTCATCACACTTGATTATCTATCAAGCGAGTTCGACAACGTCAGTGCAGCCGGTTCAACATCAGAAGCTCCAACGCTTGGTCTTACGACTAAAGCTATTTGGACATTCGTTGAAGGTGTTTTGCAACCTATGGTATCAGCACGCTACGAAACTCTACAGCTAAAAGGCTATGACCGAGTAGATGGTGGAATCCCAGCAGGTACATCAGTTCCTCAAGGTGATACTAAACTAAGTGGCTTCGGCGGCTTTAACGCATTGAACTATCGTGGACGACCATTAGTCGCTGACGATAACTGTACACCACAGACATTCTACTGGATTAATGAACACTATATGGCATTCAAACGATTAGTTGATAACGATCTAACACAGATTGCATCAACTGTCCAAGTCACTGAAGGCTTCTATAAGGATGTTCCAGCACCAAGTGCATGGCAGTACCGAGACTTGCTATCACCTGTCAACCAGTATGGTGAAATTGGTCTGTTGCTCTTAATGGGTAACTTGATACATCGTCAACCACGACGTAACGGTAAACTAACAGGCATAACGAGTAACTAGGAAAGGATAAAGGAGAATTATATGCAAAACGGAATTAGAACATTAACCTCTACCGACCTTAACACCCTTACTACAGCTCAAACTGAAGTTTTCGGTGCATTAGGACAGACAGATGACGGAAGAGTATTCAGATACGTAAAGTTCGGTGGAACAGCTACTATCACTCCAGGATTGGTGATGTCAGGTCCAGCCGCTCCAGCTAACTCAACAGCGTTGGCTATCACAGCAGCAGGAACTGGCGGACAAGTAGCAGCAAACTTCAAAGCAGGATCAAACAGCTTAGTAGTTACTAACGGTGTTACAAGCGTTACAGCTAATCAGTTCCAGTATCTTGAATTAGTTACTGCCACTGACTTAACATACAGCTTAAAGATTGCTGGTCATACATCAGCAGGTAGTGGTGGATATGTAAAGATACAACTAGACGAACCACTTCCATTGAACGCAACGACATTGATTGCAGGAACAGATACAGCTAACTTGGTATACTCACACTATAATGGTGTAGGCGCATCAACAACTGGTAATGCTCCAGCAGGTGTCACAACGGTTGTAGTACCAAACACAGCTTCTGTAACTAACTACGGTTGGGTACAAAGCGGTGGTAAGGCTTTTGTTAAAGCAACTACAGCAACAATTGGACTAGGTATTGCACAAGACCTTTCAGGAACAGCAGGATATGTCATTATATCGGCTGCAACTACTGGAAATATCGGCTGGGCTAAAGCTTCAGCTGCCAGCAACACCGCATCTGTTATATTGAACATCAACTAGAACAATAAAGGAGTCATACGATGACCAAACACCTATATATTGAAGATTACATACCCTCGATTCGCATGCAGGGTGGTATTCTCTCGGCGAAGCCAGTTATACTTAGCGGTACAGCGGCTACATTAGCCGTTGGCGGTACTCTGGCGGTAACTGGAACTACGGTTTTCACTGGCGGAACAACCTTCACTGGAGCAATTGTTGCTAATGGTGGAGTAACAGGATTAACATCTCCAACTGTAAAAAGTGCCGCAGCTGGTGCAACTGTCGTATTGACGGCTGCACAATCTGGTGGAACATTCCAAAACGCTTCAACAAGTGGTAGCCCATCATGGACACTACCTACCGCAGCTAATGGATTGGAGTTTACATTCACCTGTGCGAACGCTACGGCAGGATTCACCGTTACTGGTGGTACTGTCCACGCTAAGACCGCATCTACGGGTACTGCAGTCACTGGTACTACTTTGACACATACACAGGCTACAGCAGTAGTTGGTGATGCAATCTCGTTAGTATGTGACGGTACAGCTTGGTGGACTACGGCCCAGATGGGTATATTCACAGCAGCTTAAACTAAAACTAACACAACAGATACCCGATTCGTCGGGTATTTTGTTTTCAACTAATATGTGTTAAAATCTAGCTTATGAATAAAGAGTCTTTAATCGCAAAGCGAGCAACCGTTGAAGCTAGGTTCATTGAGCTTCAAAAAGAACAAGCCAAAGTAAACGAGGAACTACTGCGCCTACTGGGTGAATATAGGAGTTTAAACGCCCTTATAGACGAGATAAAACCTAACGAAGTCATTAAAAAGGCAAAGGAGTAAACCATGCCAATTATTAAGGATGAGGAACAGTTAAAACAATATACAACTACCGCCGTAACGAATAAGTTGTTTCGTGAGCGACTTGAGGAACGATTTAGACCATCGGACTTCGTGAGAGTTATTAACATAGATGATGAGCCTTTTATCTGGCAGTATATGTCATCAGCAGACGAAGACGTATCTACTACAAGCGATGGTATGCACCGTATTATTACAAGGAAAGCTCCTCAAGTGTGGATGGTTGACCCAGGCGAAACCGAAGTTATACAGGGCGATAATGCCTACGTAATGATTGAAGCACTTTATAAAAAGATTACAGCTAAAAAGATTGTTAATAAAACACCTAATCAATCTGCTACTATGGCTCGTAACTTTAACTTCTCAGACCCTATAGCTCAAGAAGAAATGATAGACCGTATATATCTAGGAAAAGAAAACCCAATGTTTGGAGTAAAAAATGAAGAGCCACTCGGAACAACTGGACGAGATCCAGCAAGCAAAGCAACAACTAAGTAAAGAGCGCAAACTCTTAGAAGCTCAACAAGCCTATAATGAAAAAGCCCCGCTTGAATTAAAGGTTGCACTGGCTCATCTTGAACAGGCTAAACGTGAGAAGTTATCATTAGAGCAAGAGCTTACATCATTAAAAGATGAAATCAAATCTAAAGAGAGTGAACTTTTAGGTATTAAGCAGAACATTGATAAGTTTAAGAACGACTCTAATATCCAAAAGAAGAACGAACAATCAAAGATTAACTCTATTGAATCTAGCAAAACCAAAGCACAGGTAGTCTTATTAGATATAAACGACCAAATCAAAGAGCGCAAACAATACTTGAAGGATCAAGAAGAGCTTATTATTGAAACCAGTCTAAAGGGTAATGAATCCTTTGAGGAACTACAACTTAATTACTCCCAACTAGAACGAATTATCAAAGGTAAAGAGTTAGAAAAGATTAGACTCGGTGATGAGATTGCCAGTTTAATAATTGATTCAGAAAAGATAGACAGGGAGTTCTCTGACAAGATTATCTATAACGAAACTGAGATAGAAAAAGCCACCAAAGAACTTCATCAAATACAAACTAAAGCTCAAGAGACTGAAGCCCAATGTAAAATAATGATTAAGACTGTTGAAGATCGCAAAAACGAATTGCGAGCCGAGGCTGAATCAATAGATGCTAAACTGGCCGCTCTACATAAGGAAACTAGGGACTTTAGCCAAGTTAAAAGACGATACTCTAGCTCAAATGAGGGTTTTGATTTATAATGTAGATAGACACTAACTTAGTCCCCAGGAGGGGCTTTTTATATGGTAAGATTCCCAAGAGATGACAACAGAGTACCAATAACTGGCGGAGTAGCAAGCGGTGACGGTGTAACCCCGACTCCGATTGAAGTTGACGCAATTACGGGTGAATTATTAGTAAAAGACGCTAATATAAATAAACTTTTAGGACTAACGACGGGTCAATGGGATAAAGTAACACTTACTCAGGCTACATTAACCGATACGTATTCATTTGAACTTGCCTCAGTTCCGACTAAAGTTATAACAATAACCTATACAGATTCTGGTAAGGGTACTATCTCAACGGTGGTGCTAACTAATGCCTAATATTTTATTTAATCCGCTATCGGGTCAGTTTGATTATGTCGGTCAAAAAGGCGATACTGGTGCTACCGGTCAAGGAGTAATTCCAGGCGGAACGACTGGTCAAGCCTTAACTAAAAACTCTAATACTGATTATGATATGAAATGGTCTAGTGCTGGAGCTGGTGATGTTACAGGTCCTGCTAGTGCGGTAGATAGTAACTTCACTGCCTTTGACTCTACAACAGGCAAACTTATAAAAGACAGTGGCTATAATGCCTCTAGTTTTGTTACTGGAACTCCCTGGACGAGTTTGGGTTATATAACTAGAAGTGGTATATCGGCTGGGACTGGTATTTCTTACGATAATACTACTGGAATAATCACGAATAGCAATCCGACGGCCTATACTCTACCTACAGCCGCTGCCACAACGCTAGGTGGTATTAAAGTAGGCTCAAGATTATCAATCTCTTCAGGTGTTCTGTCAGCTGATGTTCAAACTACCGATATTTCAGGTAAAGCTGATATAAATCAGACAATGTATATCGGTACGACAGGAGTCGCTATTAATAGAACTACGGCCGCTCTTTCGCTCGCGGGGGTTTCAATAGATGGTAACGCTGGGACTGTAACTAACGGGATATATACAACCTCTCAAGTAACAACACTCGGAGCAGTTACTGGTACAGATAAAGGTAAATACCTTTTCAATGATGCTAGTACTGGAGTTTTATCATGGCAGACAGTCACATCAAGCGGTGGTGATGTAATAGGACCAGCTACAAATACAGACACTTATATACCGCAATGGAACGGGGCTAACTCCAAAACCCTAAAAGACGGTCTCGCAGTCCCAGCAGGAGGCTTGGCGGGTCTGACGGCGCTCGGTGGTAAAGAAGATACTTCAAATAAGGCTACGACTTTTGGAACGATAAATGACACTCTCTATCCTTCAGTAAAAGCAGTAAATGACGCTATCACATCCGCTGTAACAGGAACAGTGACCACAATATCTGTTATATCAGCCAACGGAGTATCGGGAACTGTAGCGAACGCCACGACAACACCTGCGATAACTCTTGCACTCGGAGCTATTACTCCCTCTAGCGTGAACTTAGTTACCATCTCAGGTTCATCTACACCAACTCTCGCCGTGACGGGTACTTCGAGTATCTCAGGAAGTAATACTGGCGATCAAACATTGAGTGGATTAGGTGGTGCAAATACAGCTCTCTCTAACCTTTCAAGTGTTGCAATAAACACTTCTCTTATCTCTGATACAGATGTTACTGATGATTTAGGAAGTACAACTAAAAAATGGAATAATATTTATGCCGCTAATCTAGGAGCAACTGGTACGCGATTGACAAAAGTATGGACTGCAGCTCTTGAAAGTACAGCACTACCTACAATTAACGGAGGAACTCTAGCAACTGCCCTTTCTCTTTCGGGTACGAATACAGGTGACTCTGCCTCTATCCCAATAGGTTATTTAGATACAGATGGAACACTTGCAGGTAACTCTGATGTAAAAGTATCATCTCAAAAAGCAGTTAAAACTTATGTAGACCAATTAGCCTTAGGTCTCGTCCCAAAACCATCAGCTCACGCTGCGACTACCACAACCTTACCGACTAATACCTATTCAAATGGGGCAAGTGGAGTTGGTGCGACTTTAACAGCTATAACAGTTGGTGTTCTAACTGTTGACGGTATTGCACTCGCTTTAAATGATTATGTTTTAGTTAAAAATGAAACTCTGGGTTATACTAACGGGCTTTATGTCGTTACAACTGCAGGAACAGTCGGAGTGGCTTATGTCCTTACTCGTGACATAACAATGAATCAGAGTACGGAGTTTTCTAACTCCCTGATTGTAGTTGAAACTGGTACTGTCAATGGTTCAACTCTATGGCTTTGTACAAATAATGGTTCAATCACTGTTGGTACTACTCCAGTTACATTTCAAAATATACCAACCCCAGGAGCACCGATTGCTGGTTCTGGTATATCAGTATCAGGGACTACAGTTTCAATAGATACAGGTGTTACGGCAAATCTTACTGGCACTCAAACTCTAACTAACAAGACCTTAACTTCTCCAAAGATAAACGAAGCAGTTGCACTGACTTCTACAGCTACGGAACTCAATATTTTAGATGGTGCAACCCTAACTACAACAGAGTTAAACTATGTTGATGGTGTAACCTCTGCCATACAAACTCAATTAGGTGCTAAAGCTGCCAGTGGAGTCAATGCAGACATTACAAGTCTTACTAATCTGACAACAGATCTACCTATCTCCGAGGGTGGTACAGGTGCTTCAACAGCAGCAGCAGCAAGAACTAACTTAGCGGTTGGTCAAGCTGTTGGTTGGGCAGTTGAAACAGTAGCCTCTAGTGCGCCAGGTTCGCCTACTACTGGTGATATTTGGTTAGATACCTCTACTTCAATAGCCGCTCCTGGAACTTCTGGTAATATAATGCAGAGTGATGGGACTAACTGGGGGAGTGTCGCACTTACTAATGCTATTCTGCCGACTGCTAAACTAGGTTATGTCGCCTCAGCCACTACTTTTAGTACTACAAGTGTTACTGCGGTTCAAATAACGGGAATGACGCTAACTGTCACTATCCCAGCAGGGGGTCGTTCCATTAAAATTACAGGTTATCTACCAGATGCTTCAGCAAACCAAACAGCGAGTAATGTATTAACTATTTGGGATGGCACAGTGGGAAGCGGTACTTTATTGCAAAGTTGTGAATATACTAATGCTAGTAACGCCTATAGGGGTGTGATGACAGCACTAATAGTAGTAACGCCCTCAGCTGGTAGTAAAACTTATAATTTAGGCTTTCAGAACAACGGTGGTACTTCCCAGACAATAACGAATAGTGGTTCAATGTTTATTCTAGTAGAGTTAATATAAAGGATAATCATGGCAAAGAATATAAAGGATATAATGATGAAGGAATAAAGGATAAATAATGTTTGGTAATGGTTCAAATGGAGCATTAAACGTCACATCAGGAACAACTAATCTTGCTCTTGATACAAAATATCAATATACGACGGTTAGTGTCTCTTCGGGTGCAATTTTAAGTACTAACTCTACTTCTGGTTCTGTTCTTTATATTTTAGCCAATACTTCAATCACTATAAATGGGAATATAACTCTTAATAATATTCTACCTGCTGGACAGAATACTTGGTCAGTCACTTTAGATAGTACAGTCTATACTAATCCAAATGTTGCAAATGGTGGTAACGGTGGTGGAGGTTCTACGCAAGGTTCAGGGTTTGGTGGTGGCGGTAATGGTGGATTTTACTCCGCTTCTGCTGGTGTTGGAGGCAATGGAAATAGCACACCTGGTTCTGGCGGTGCTAGAGCAACGGCAACCTCTAGTTCATCTGTTGTTACGGCACGTAATAATGGTGGTAATAGTTCTGGTGGTAGTGGTGAAGCTTATTCTATATTCAGTAACTCGGCTACTAGTGGAGCAGGTGGTAGTGCATATAGTAACAATGGTGAGAATGGGGTTAGTGTTACTACAACAAGTGCTGCTGGTGGTGGCGGTGGTGCAGGTGGTTCGGCAGGTAAACCTGGAATACACTTAGTTCTAAAGTCCCCATCAATTATCATAAATGGGCAAATCATAACATCTGGTACTTCTGGTGGAAATGGTGGTAATGGTGGAACTCATTTGTATGGTTCAAATGTAAGCGGTGGTGAATCTTTGGCTAATGGTTCAGGCGGTGGAGCTGGCGGTGGTGGTAATGCTGGTAATATTTACATCTCAACATATCAATTAACCCCTGGTACATTTACTATGACAAATGGTTCGGGTGGTACTGGTGGTACAGGATATATTTCTGGTGCTAGTGGTTCTAGTGGGATTAGTGGAACATTTATATTAAATCAGTTTTCTTATGCCACTAAAGTATGGAACGGTTCAGCATGGGTAATTAGACCATCTAAAACATGGAGTGGTTCAGCATGGGTATCACATCCAACTAAGATAGCGCAATAAAGGAGTAAATTATGGCAAAAAATATAAAAGAGATAATGATGAGTAATAAAAGTTTCGTCAAGGAACATAAACATCTTGTTAAGATATTACGATCAGGTTCAAAAAAGTCTCAGTTAAAAGAAGCTAAAGACCAAGCGCAAGAATTGGCTAGAAAAAACTAGTGAAAGGTTGTAGAATATAGACATAGGCAAACTTTAAGCCCCTCCTTGGGGCTTTTTATTTAAGGAGTAAACATGACATACACTGCATCAGTACAAAAACAAGCCGTTACGTTTAGCGGATTAGTAAACGATGGTAATAGAATCGGAATGACTGGTTACACCGGTTCAGTTATACAAACTATAGACGCAACTGGAACACCAGTAACTTCACCTGCAACAGTAAACACAACTCAGACTCTAGTAGTGCCATCGAATGCGGTATCTATAACAGTTGCATCTGTAACTAATGCAGTACGAGTAAGTGAGGACTCAACATCATCAGCATACTTCGCAGTCCCAGCAGGTGTACCTGTCACATTTGATGTTTCCCGACAACAGAATGTTTATCTATCTACAGCTGGAAGTACAGTCGTATCGTTTTATTTCAGTTTAATATAGGAGTGAAATGAAAGTAGCAACCACTTGGACCACAAATACAGCAATTGGAACGGTAGATACGTTCGATTCTACTGCTATTTATGACGAAATTAGTAACTACGACGGCATTTCAAGCGGTTTGAGTGCCATTACAACTAAAAAGCCTAATACGTGGCTGTCTGGTGTTAAAAACTCAACACAGTGGCTTACAAACGCAAGTTTCGGAATGATTGACCAATACGATACGACAGGAACTTATGACTCAACGGGCAATTTTGATGGCATAATATCAGGAAGCACAATAACAACTAAACAACCAACGGTATGGAGTAAATAATGGCAACAAACTTCCCAACTTCAAAAGATGATGGCACAAGTCTAGCTTATCCAACGGCAACATCAGCACGTAATAGTCCCTCACTCTCGGGTTTGAGTGATAACCAAAACGACAGTATTATAGCCCTTGAAACTAAACTAGGAACGGGTGCAAGCACCGCAGCCTCTAGTAAATTATTAATAGGTACTGGCGCAGGAACTTCGGCGTGGACTAAAGACGCACCCACTGGCACTATTGTCGGTACGAGCGATTCACAAACTATGACAAATAAGACATTCACGAGTCCAACAATTAACAGTCCAACGATTACTAATGCCACGATCAATACAGATTTGATTACTGGTTATTCTGTAGCTACGAGTGGGACGGTTTATGGCATTCAAGTTTCAACCGGTAACGTAGCAATGGGCGGTACTCTTGGAGTAACGGGTGCTACCACTTTAACAGGTGCAGTTTCAACCGTCGGACAGTTAAGTGTTCAAACAGGAACAGCACCACCCTCTGCTGGTCTGGCTACGGCTGGTATCCTATTCTCATCAACCGCTTCATTAGGACTATTTTACAGTAACGGCGCACCAACATTTTCAGCGGCTAAAGGTTCGTTGTGTGTCAATACCGTTGCTACGACAACGACATCTCGTTTATATATTAACTCAAGTGGTTCAACTACTTGGACAACATTTACAACCGCAGCATAGAAGGGGGATAGAGCTATTTTAACTTTCCAACAATCATACGTAAGAACAGCAGATATAACAGGTCTTAATCTAACGACTAATGCTCAAGACATTGTGAATATAAAGCAGGATATTAATCAAGGACTCAGATTATTTAAAAACGCATCTCGTAGATACTGGACTAGGGAAGAGAAAACTGCTAGTCTTGTCGCTCTTCAGCAATACTATCAACTGCCGTCGGATTGTGTTCGTGTCACCGAAGTACGGGTAGTAGCCAACGGACTTACATTCCCTGTCGCACAAATTGACTCAGAAGCTATTTGGAATAAGACAAATATAATTCCATCAATGACGATTAATTTACCCGTTTACTTCTTCATTAGGGGTAATGACGAGATAGGTTTGTGGCCGATTCCATCACAGAGTTCAGTTAATACTTTGGTAATTTCTTATGAATCACGTTTGCCAGATATGACGGTAGACGATGTAACTAACGTAACTTCTAGTACAACAGCCACAGTTACTAACGGCGATACAACCGTTACGCTTTCAGGAAATGTTGTCCTACCGCAAATGGTCGGCAGATGGTTTCAAGTCAACGACGGAACGGATGGTAACTGGTATCAAATAACAATCTATAACTCTACTTCATCATTTGAGATAGGCAACTCTTATCAAGGTATAGGCGGAGCTTCACATACATTTATAATCGGACAAGCCCCTGACATACCAGAAGAGTATCATCTCGGACCAGTGTATTTCGCTATTTATCAGTATTACTTAAAAAGGAATAAGACTGAATCTGCCATGCTCTATAAGTCTCTATTTGAGGACTTACTACAGAAGTATATTGAAGTCTACGCCGCCAAGACGACAGGTCAAGTACAGTACGACTTGGGCAATACAGGATTCAATATATTCACAATCCCACCTAACCCAATTACATAAGGAGTTACAATGGCCAATCCAAAAGACAAACAGAAAATGAAGGTCAACCTTAACGCCTTTGCGGGTGGTATGTCGGTTGATTTCAAAAACGGTGTGCAGAACTCCTTCTATAATTCAACTGCGTTAGACTTCCGCAAGAAAGCCTCTCAGATGTCGGTCTTGCCTGGAATGACGGCTTCGGCTACTAACATGACTGACCTTATAGTAGCGATGACACAAGACCCGACTGGTGTTAGATGGGCTGTTGGTAATCAAGGCTGTGTGTATAAAATTAACACTTCGGGTGTACTGACTAAGATAGCTCAACTAACATCGGCTAGTGGGCATGGGATTGTCTATAATCAACTTTCAGACATGCTTTATATTACAGGACAACAGACGGTTTCGATGTACGGCCCGATTACAAGTACGATTGATTCACCTACATTCTACCCAGATATATTCGGTAAGTCGGCTTCAGTAGCTAGTGGAGTGGTTAATTTATACAATCCAACTTCGGGAACGTATGATGGAACTGCTAGGAATAACGCTCAGTCTATTGGTTTGAATATTGGCATAACGAGTCCGTCTCAAGTATCAAGCACGACAGCGAACGGCAACTATACTACTAAGACTTCTATAAGTGAGGCTGCGTCAGACTACTGCACGTTTGCACCGGACTTTGAGCCGTTTTATTCTATACCCGTTTTTATTAATACAAAGGGTACTGGAGACGTAAAACTTACCCTACATGATGGACTTCAAAACATTGTAGCAACTACAACAATTACCGCAGCTAATATGGTTGTCGGTTGGAATGAGTTTGTATTCACCACTCCTGGAGTTCGTTCGTTTACGGGTGCGATTCAATCCGGTCTGTCGGCGGCTTATCACTTCCACATTACCTCTACGGTGACCGATACGGTTGTAGATACAGTAACTGACGCTGACTTGACGGGCTGTAACTTCCTACTGTTTATTTATCGAATGGTCCAAACTAATAACACTTGGCATCCAATGGCAATTTTTACTGGCTCTACTATGCTTCTTTGTGTCGGGAATGGTCAATATCTCTCGACCTATAACTTCTCAAATGATTCCAACCCTTCAAACTATGTATATAACAGGGCTAGATTCCCACTTGATGCAGGCTATGAGGTTTGTGGACTGACGGTGAATAATCAGTATCTTGTCATAGCAGCTGAGAAACGCTCAACCTCAAACGTAAATAACTTCCAAGATGGGATGCTTTACTTCTGGGATGGAACTAACTCGTCTTATAACTTTAAGATTCAAGTACCGATGGGTGCGCCCTATTCAATTTATACGTTTAATAACATTACGTTCTTCCTTTGCATGGGTTCACTTTATGCTTGGGGCGGTGGTCAGCAAGTTATTAAAATACGACCTATCTCTTATCAGAACACCGATTACCTCGGAGTAGCAGACGATACTTACGTCAACCCAAATATGATGGATTCGCGCGCGAACTTGTTGATGATAGGCTATCCTTCTACGACTACTAATATACTTAATCACTATGGGATTTATTCCTATGGTACGGTTGAACTGGTCTATCCTAATTCGTTCTGTCTATCTTATGAACTTTCAAACGGTCAGACTAACTTCTCAGTGGCTAATCAATTGAAAATTGGTATGATCAAAAACTTTGTCGATACGATGTATATGTCATGGACTTACGTTGATTCGGGTGGTGCGACTCGCTACGGACTAGATATTACAAATAACAGCTCAAAGCCAGCCTCGACGTTTAGTTGGCAATCCCTTATTTGGGATGGTGGTGTTCGCTATAAGATGAAACAAGCCATGCGGTTAAAGATTAACTTCCTACCACTACCTGTCGGTTCAACCTTGACGGCTAATTATATAATTGATAGAGGTACGGCTATATCAGACGATGCTGGTACTTCATTTACGGCTGTTGCTGGTGATACCGAAATTGTAGTGCAGATGAACGCTAGACGTTTTCATGAGATACAATGCGGATTTACTGGTACTTGTAACTCAGATACTCCTCCGACTATTACCTGTGTAGTGATGGAAATTGACCCACTAACGGAAGAGGCGGACCTACGGCCCGATGATAATTAATGGATAACTCTAACCTAATCCAAAATGCCCCAAATGCGTCATTAAATAATATGACCTATACCCCGATATTCGGGAATATGAACTTTATGATACAACCCTCACAAAGCGGTGAAGTATCAGATACTTATGCAATAGTACCAACCCCACCTTCGTTAGAGTCGCTTGTTTACCTACAACAGATGAACGCTCAGGTTTCACCAACTAACATCGTAAGTGGGCAGAATACGGGCGAACAGAACATTCAAGGAGCTTACACCGTTAAAGACACATTAAACAACACTAGGGTAAGTATAGGATTTCAACAAACTGACACTGGGAGTTACTAATGAGTAATTTAAGCCAACCTGGGATTATAATTACACAACCTGGGATAAGTGTTGAAACCGCCGCTGATTATCAGATGATATTTAACTCTAACTGGCCATCACTACAGATAGCGTTTGAGGCTGTCATTACTGTTGCGGCTGGTTCTACAGGTCAAGTAGCTCATAATTTAGGTTTCTATCCGATGGTAATGACTTGGTTTATTGTTAATAATGTCAGTGTCGGTAGATTTTATGCTTATACAGTATTTGACGACTCGAATATATATATTGATAACTCCAATAACGCTGTTGACGTAGTGGCAAGTATAAAATGTTATAACGTAGATATCACGAAAGAAGTCAACTACGCATTACCCAAACCACCGTTTATTAACCGACAATATGATAAAACTTTTGGTATAAAGGTAAGTAAAAACGGTAAATCAATCGCTTCGGAAGATATGAGAGATTTTATATTACATTCACGTTGTCAATCACCGGCTATGTTATCAGTTACTACAACCGAAACAACAAAGTCTGGAGACACTTTTTCAGGTAAAGCCATAAGATATACAAACCCTGCTGGATATACCCCTTGGGTTATTGGTTATGCTACCCCTAATACAAGCGGTGACCCAACTAAATATAAAATATATCCAGCAGGAGGAAATCAATCATTCCCAGCATTTACACAAATTGGTAGTACATCGTATATTTTAGGTACTACAGCGAATGATGGTTCTCGTACTCGTGGTAGTATAGTTTCTCTTAGAGACCCACTCGTCATACCTAATAGTGTGAGGATACAATACTAATGGCTGGACCTATATCAATATCTAAGAACGGTAAATCAATTGCCACCACTTCTAAACAAGAGTTAATTTTTAATACTGAATACCCATTTCATAAATTGGATTCGACCAATATCCATAGTTTTCAGATTATAAGTATTTTTTTTGGTAGCGAACCTCCCGCTCCTGCATCGCCACCATCTGGTCACACTACATCAAGAACCCTTGTATATTCGTATGCTCATGGTTATGACTATGTTCCGTCTACTTGGTTTATAGTATCTAATGACAACTTTGTAGCAAATACTTTAGGTAATGAGGGTTCTTTATTAATTAGCCAAAGTGCTATATATGGGGCGACAGCAGCATACCTTAACATCGAAGTCGATTCAACTAATGTTTACTTCTATGTTGATAAATATTGGTATGCTTTTGATCCATCTCCCCCACATATAATCGGAACTACTGTATACGTTCGTGCTAATATATTCGCCGAAGATTTATCGGGAACAAGTCTACCCGCCAATGCGTAATTTATATTGCAACAATAATGGCAAAATGTTATTATTATACCAAAGGCAAACAAACTTAAGCCCCTCATGGAGGTTTTTTTAATATCATGACAGATTACAACTCACTTATAACTCAAGCGCAACAGCAGGGTCAAGCTCGACAGACTGACTATACAAATAAGGCTAACGATTATAGGAATCAATATAACACGGCTAAGAATCAAGCCGGTACTGCTCAACAGCAAACTCAACAGTTCTCAGACTATATGAAGAACGAAGGCAGTGCGTCTAATCTTTACAATACAGCCCTAACTTCCCAAGAACAGAAAACTGGTTATGATCAAGGTCAAATGCAGAACGCTATGCGTAGTCTCTCACAGTCTCAAGGTTCACTATCAGCCTATAATGACTACGCCAATACGGCAGCTTCTAAGTGGGGTCTTAATGCTGGTGGACTAGCTTCTGCCAATGCTGGTGCGCAACAAGGTATTAACAATAATATCGCCGCTGCTTCGCAAGGTCTTTCTAATCAGCAACAAGCTTACCAACTAGCTCAGACAGGTGCTAATCAAGAAGCTGGACTTGGTGTTCAACAGCAACAGACTCAACTGGCTACTTATCAGGCTGTTTATGACCAAGCTACAACCCAACAAAAGATGGCATCAGATAATATGCAAGCATACGAAAAGATGGCACAAGACCAGGGCGGACTTACGGCTCAACAGACGGAAATGTATCAGAACTCGGCCAAACTGGTTGCTGATGCTCAAAATGCTATGGCTCAAGCATCGGCTGCGATTGCTGCGTCTAAACTATCTATTGCACAAGCACAAGGTCAAGACATCATGAACTCACAGAATCAAGCGTACACAAACTCGAAAGCATATAAAGCTTATCTTGCTGGCACAACTGATAAAAATGGTACTAAAATTAATCAGACTACCCCAGCTCCTTCAAATAGTAACGCGTTCAGTCAGGGAGTCGATTGGATATATAATAATCTTGATAAAAAATCTATAACTAATTGGGCAGATAATAATATTAACAAACCTATGGGTAGTTTGTTTGGGATAAAATAATGAATGACAATACAATAGTCGGTCAAAACGGTGGTATAATCCAACAACAAATGGACGCTGCCAATGCTTCTAAGTTGGCACAACAACAAGTACAAGGACAGACTATCAACTCACAAGCACCTGACTCTGGTAATTGGTTTACACATCTTCTTCCTACTATCGGTTCAATCGCCGCCCCTATAATTGGTGGGTTAGGGACAGGTGGCGTAGGTTTACTAGCAGGAGCGGGTCTGTCGGGAGCTGGTGGTGCTGCTGGTCAAGCATTACAGAATTGGCTAGAGGGTAAGAACCCAGTTGATAGCAACGTACTCGAATCAGGAGTAATGAACGCTGCTGGAGGGCTTGCTGGTGGTCTTATTGGTAAGATAGGTGCAAAGTTCGCTGCTAACACCGCAGCCCCAGCACTCGAAAAAGCCGGTAGCTCAATGTTAGCCGGTCAAGGCGCAGGAAACTTAGCTAAAGAAGATGCACAATATCTATTTAGTAAGGGTGTAACTAACCTGAAACAGATGGATGATATCGCCCCACTAGTCACAGGTTCGGAGGGCGCATTTAATAGAGCTGTAGAAAACTCTTTACTTAACGCAAGAGAAAAAGGCATGACACTAGATTTAAGCAGTCTAGCAAAACAAGGTAAAAACCTACCAGGAGCTACTGTATCAAGCGCAATCACAGATGCTGGTATCGCGGGTGACGCAAATGCTGTTAAAGGTGTACAAGAAATGGTGCAGGGTACGTTAGAGAAGTACAATAAATCCGCCTTTACTAAACTATCCCCCGTTAGTAAGGGAGGTTCAACAGTCACTGTTTTTGATAATGGTGTACTTAATAACCAACACCCATTAGACGCTCTTAATATGAGTCGTGACTTAGATAAGACTGCCGCGACGTGGATGAAATCGTCGTCACCAACTATTCAAGCCCAAGGCAGAGCAGTTAAGAATGTCTCAAATGTAATCAAAGATAATCTATATGGACCAGAGACTGGCATTGCTAAGATGGGTATTACCGACCAAGTTAGACAACAAGCAATCGCCGACCTAACACCTCTACAAAAAATTAACCCTAAATATTATGAAGCTAAAGTATCCGAGATAGGACAGGCTAAGACTCTGGGTGATTTACGTTCATTCCAAGCTCCAGATGTTAGAGCAAGTTTGGCTTCTCAGGGTGTTCAGAAAATGGATAATTTAAGTGGCGGTACAACACTAGGTAGCGCATTGAAAGTCGGCGCACCTGTAGTCGGAATGTCAATGGGTGGACTGCCAGGACTAGCTGCTGGATTAGTTTTACCAAAGGCACTTGGATCGGGCGCAGCCCAAACAGGGACTACGGCTTTACTTTCTAAACTGTCAGGAGCATTAGGAAGTAAAACAGCACAGAAATTAATACCAACTTTATCAAGAATCGGAGCATCAACCGCAGTCAACCTACCAACGATGGGCGCGGGAGCAGTATCAACGGCTAATATGCCACAAATAGGAGGAAATATGAACGGCGCACCAATACCAGGGATGAACGGAGTGAATGCGATGCAACCAGGAGTAGCGCAGACACCATACGATCAATTAGTATCAGCGATGGAAGCTCAATCAATTTTAGCACCACAGTTAGCGGGTCAGTCTGGGGCTTCTGGTTTCTTATCAAAGATAGCACCTCAATTACAAGCTCGCCAAACATTAAGTGGTATGTTACCGAATATGCAAGCAGCTTATGGAAATGCTGGTGGCGCACAAGGATTGGGTGGAGCCTTCAGTATGCTTTCAAGTCTAGTACCAGGAACTGCCGCCAACACTTATCAGAGTCAGCAACAAGCAGTTGCTGCACAAATTGCTCAAGCGATGGGTATTAGTAAAGAAGAAGCTCTAGCACTCCTACCGCAGTTGATGCAAAATCCACAAGAAGCCCAACAAAGAATGGGTGGACTTGGTAGCATTCTCTCTAGTCTTGCACAGTAACTTTTAGTTTTTTATCTTCACTATCGAAA